TGAAAATCTCCATCGACAGTTTGTATCACTGGCAATGTATTAAACATTTCCTGTAACCGTTCCTCTACGACAATCATTTTTTTAACTACTCCCATTATATACCAAATTGATTTATTTCTCCCCAAACTTTTGGACTAAATTTATCGTAATAATCATCTCCATTAATAGAGTTCATATCCCGTATAAATTGATACAACGTAATTACTCCTCCAGATTGCCCGTAATAATCGACACCAACCATCCCGTTTTCTTTGACATATACATCTGGTGCTGATTCGCATCCTTGTACTATTTCAATGAAATTTTGGTACGCATTAGTAATCTTTTGATTCGGACTAAATCTCGTTGCGTTTTTTGCTTCGACTTTCACATCTCCCACACCGCCTCGAGTAGTATCGAAATTCTTTTCGTAATACCAATAAATGTAATATGCTAAGAAACTTGAATCATATTGCTCAACTGTTGTTGTAACTCTACGTATTCCTTCCCAAACAACATCGTCTCCCGCTTCGTTAGTGTACTCTTTACCATTAAGTAAAAAATCCCACTTTTCATCCGCGGTAACTTTTAAACCGTTATCCTGGGTGCTATCAAGTTGTTCGTAAAATTCCTTGTATAAAGAATAACCAAAACTCTTAACGAGGCAATCTTTCTCGTACTTTTGGATGAAACCAATTAATTCATTACCAATGCCAACAACCGAGCCTGTTACAGTCGGTTTTGCATGCGGTATGTAAATCTCACCTTTAAAGTACTTGTTATTTACTATTTCGTTTGCCATCGTTAAGCGTTTTTATTCGGTTTAATTCTCTTTTACAATTTTCTTTTTCACTTTTGCTCCAACGGTTCCAATTTTGTGGTGTGCCAATGCCATCGCCGTAGACTTGTGCATCTCTTTAACATCACCTTTTTCATTTTTTCCGTGGTCTTGAGTGAAAGTGAATTTTACTAATCCTCCTTGTTTGCGAATTTCCTTCGCTACTTTACCGTTTCCGGTTCCAATTGCTTCTGCCATTTTATCTATTGTTTTAAATTAATATTTACTAATTACGCTTTTGTAATCGCCGCTTTAACAGTTGCGATATCATCGTAAATAAACGCTTGTTGGTCTAAGTTCTTAACAAAAGCAAAGAATCGAGATTCTCCAACCATTGTAAATTGATTAGAAATAAATTGTGCGTTAATCCAACCAATACGAATACTGAAAGGCACATAATTCACAACGTGATATTTACTCATATCCGCTACAAAGATTTTCCCTGCAGGAATTTTAGACCAAGGCTTAATAGTTACTCCACCAATAGAAACCTGGTTGAATAAACTTGCTTGTGGATACAATGGTAAACCATTTTCATCTTTAGCCGAAACTAACTCGATGTAGAAATCTACCGGGTTAACCAAAGTAATATTTGGTTGGTAAGGCGACTCATCTACAAAATTATGAGTTGTATATACATCAGTAATACAAGCATTAACAACATCCATAAAATTAGGAGTTGTAACTGCTAAGGCCATATCTCCCGCTACAAATGTACGAGCGTAAACTGTCGCACCTGTTGGTAAATTACCTGTTCCTGCTGAGAAATAAATTGCATCAGCTTTAAATAATCCGTGTCTTTTTTGCAATAATTCTTTTGCAACACTTTCCATTCTTGTGATGTCCGTTGCAACCTCCTCTGAAAGCACCTCATAAGCGGCAATTTTCTTAGGTGTTTCATAACGAACCTCCCATTTGAAATCGATTTGTGGTTTTGTTCCTGCCTCATCGACAAAAGCATATCCGCCTTCTTTTGGTTGCAATTCAGTATAACTGAAATTTGCACTTCCTGTACTTGTAATAGTAGCAAGGTTCAATAACTCGTCATCGTTACGATAATTAAAATTACCTAACTGCGTGTTAAAGTTTACCGGTGCGGCGGCAGTATCTCCACCGGAAGCGGTAGACATATTCCCAACTGCTTTAGGGATAAACTCAATAACTCCTTTTTTAGAAGTTTGTAGCTCCTCTAATGAATCTTTTTTATCAGCTAAAAAATCACTGAATTGGCCCATTACGGTTTTAACTACTTTTTTCTCTTGCGCATCAATGAAATCCGTTAAAGCCTCACCCTGCGTTTTGATTGTAGCGTGTAGTTTTAGAACTTCATCCTTGGTTGCACCACCTTCTTGAGCTGTTTTTAACTCAGCTTGAACAGCTAAAAAATCCTTATTCAACTTTGTGAATTTGGCCTCTAATGCTTTGTTCATTTCTTCTGTTGTCATCTTAAATGAATTTTAATTTATAATTTATTTTACTATTCTTGCAAGTGGTTTCCCGGCATTGCACATTTAAAAAAGGAGTGAAATTAATCGGCATCCTCTTCTATATTTAAAAACTTTAATATTCCTTCTCTTGTAGCCTTTTCATTTTCATTTTCATCGCTTACATTTGTTTTTTGGCTAATGGTTGGCGTTACGAAGTTTGATCCGTTGGGAACGGCAGAGCCCTCTATGACTTTAGCCTCATAAACCAACCACATATAGCCAGACTTTTCTGCATCAGCTTTATTGATTACCTTATCAATATTTGCATCCCAAAGATTTTTTTCAACTTCATAATCTTCATCGTTAATCGCCATTTTTATTTTTACGTAACGCATTCCAACAGAATGATTATCTACAAGGTCTTGCTTGTATAAATTAAACATCTGCTTGTTACGGTCTTTTTTTACATTTGAATCAAAAATAAGCGCTTGTGTTTTTCCTTCAGCATCATATCCTAAATCGCGCCATTTGTAGTTTTTAGTACTTACATCTAAATCCCCACCACTTGCAATAATTTTATCAAACTCATAGGACTTATGCTCTTGAACGTGCATAATACGTTTATTTTCTTTTAAAGATTTATCCCACAATCCTGGTAAGTGAACATCTTTATGCGAGTCAAATAAGTTGGTAGTATTAATAACTACCTTAACTTGAAGTTCGTTTGGATTGTTATCCTCACCTTCAGACTTATTAACTCCGTCAATCTGTTTATTTACAGGTATTGCATTCGCCCCAAAGCTATCCGCCAACTTAATCGCTGAACATTTTTGAGCAATCAATGATGCTTTATTTTCAATTAGAAAATCAAACAATTCTTTGTTGGTTTTAAACTCTGGTATTTTTAACATAATCTTATTTTTTAATGTACGAGTTATTTTTTACGAGTTTACCTCGTTGTTCTTTCATTTTTTTAATCTCCTGCTGTTTCGCCTCCTTCTGAGTTGGCTTGTGTTGTAGGTTTTTCATATTTTTCTAATTTAGTATCTTTTGGAAATCCGCAAAGTTCTAAAGCAACATCATCCGGTAAACCTGCACTTCTTAAAGCGTTCAAAGCCTCTCCTCGTTTTTTAACACCGTCAAACTTTTCAATATTAATGAATTGCATTACCGGCATATTCTCAAACGTTCCAACTAATCTCTTACCATCTTCCTTCCCTTTGTTCCAAACATCACAAAATGAATTTACAGAGCTTTGCATTTCGTTTTGAATATAAGAAACCATCGATTCCTTGAAATTATTATAAGTTGTTTTTTTAGCCTCTAAACTTAAAATGTCTTTTGGTATATGTAAAGCAGTGTAAATTATATTACCATCAGTTTTAACACTTTCATCAAGACCTAAATCTCTTGCGGCGATGTGTAGGCTTTGCCAATTTATATCCGCTTTAGTTATTAACGCTCGAGATCTTCCAGAGCCTAAGCCAAATTTATTGTTAAATAATTTTTCTGCTTTCTTTTTCTCATCTGCTGTTAGTTGTAACCCTCCCTCCTTTGTAGTTCCTGTAATTAACTCTTTACCGTTAGTTTTCAAGATAATATTCTTAGCCTTCAAACTATCGTTTGTATTGGTAAGTGTTTGCTTCAGTCCTGTAATCCTGGACTTATTATCAAACATATTTTTAGTATTCAAACCATTCGGCATATCATAGAAAAAAAGCAAATCTTTAAACTTGATTTCTTTTTCCTCTTTGCCTCCTTTATCGTAAATAATGACCTTATTCCTAATAGGGTTATCATCTACCTTTCGGTTAAATGGCGTTATAAACTCCTCTGGATAAGCTATTAAGTTTGTATTTAGTAAGTAAACCGCTTCGATATCTTCAGAACCAATTAATCGCTTTGTGTAGTAAACTGCCATTCCAGTAGCTAACATCATAAAGTATGTAGCCTCTAATAAGTCTGATTGTGTCTGATAGTAGTTTGGGTTTCGAAGTAAATTTAATTCTGGCGCGGTATAATCTCTTTCTCCTGTCTTAATTGTTTCAATATAAAAATCTGCTTGACTAAATATTTTTGAAACAAACATTAATGCCGGGGTGAGTATTGCGTGGTTCTGTGCTATTATTAAATTATTTTTACCTAATTCTCCCCAATCTTCGCCGTCATTCACAAAGGACCAGTTTACACCATTAATGTTTCTCTCCCAAAAAGGCTTTAAACTCGGCATTCTAAACCCCATAATTTAATTTTTTACAGATTACATCCCAAAAGTACAAAAATTATTTATAAAAAAAGCCTAAAGAACTTAATCTTTAGGCTTTTTAAATATTACTAACCAATTAATCCAATCCTGTACCACAAGGAATGTTAAATATACGAAAAAAATCCGAACAACTAAATGTGAACGGATTTTTAAACGAGTTATTATGACATTTTATCGTAAAATGTAGTAGACAAGCAAATATACGTATTATATTTTAATATCCAATTGTCTTACTAAGTATGTAATTATGTACCTCAAAGCATCCATTAAATGGTCGTCTGCTTTTTCTGGAACATCTGTCGCTTTCCCGTAACGGTCCAACATCCACGAATATAAATCGTATTCTCTTTTTATGTTTTCGGTCCAAACATAATAAATTGTAAACCCTTGAACAATAGTTATCCCTGCCTCAACCGAGCCAGTACCTTTTATTGCAGGCACAATATTATGCCCTTCATTAGCCAATATATTTATATAAACCTTTTTTGCATTATCCCCGACAATTAAACTGTTACCTCTGTCAATCTGCGGAATCTTATGTTTTACAATAGTTGGCAAAGAATCTGTAATCTCAGATAATGGCTGATAAAGTCTTTCGCGTAAATAAAAATCTCCATCACCTCCATATTTTACCTCCATACAAGCTGTTGGATTTACAGCGCCAAAATCCATTCCAAAATAAGACGGGTAATCTAAACCGTCAAAATACTCGTCGGTTATAACGTTCCATCCTTTGTAAATCTTATTTGGTTTTTCAGCACCTAATCCAAGGCCATAGACCATCCACATATACTCGTCACCTGTACCGTTTAGCATATTCTCGGTATGTGGAGGAGGTTGATTTATAATTGAAATTGGCTCGCCTTGATAAAATATTTCTGTTCCACGAATCTCGTAACTGTCTGTTTCCCAAGGCTCATAACTTAAAATCTGCTCTACAATATTTGCAGGACAAAAGAAGTTGTTTAAAAATGAAGAGTGAATAAATTTTGACCGCTCGTTGTTTCTGTAAGTTTCTAACCAGAAATCTTTACTCGGATTGTAATCACAAAATACCCTGTCTGACGTTCTTTGTGTAATTTGTAAATAAACCTCTTTAGAAAATTCAGTTACCTCGTTAAAGAATGAAATATCTTGCGCACCACCCAAAACCTTACCAACACTATCCGCACCTTCAAATACAATCCTAGACCCGGTAGGAACATAAACAAACGCTCCCTCTTGCTTATTGTATTTAAAATCTAAGAATATATCCTGGTCATAAGCAATAATTTTTTGGAAATCCTCAAGCACCGTAGAACGACAAATGTTTTTTAAGTTTCTCCAAACAGTAATTTTGATTTTGTCTCGAGACATCATCTCTAAAAGCAAAAGTTGTAATATTGAATAGCTTTTGCTTGAACGAGTGCCTCCCATCGATACAATTTGCCTGTATCTGTAATGTGATGGGAGTCCTGGTAATTTCTTTGCAATATGTTCAGCTAATACATCGGCATATTCATCATCTGTAAATTGAGATTGATACTCTTCCCAAGTCATCTCGAATGTTTCGGTGCATTCTATATCCATTAGTTTAAATATATTAATGAAAGTTCTGGTAATAAATGAGTTTTTACCTCGATATATTTAGGCTTATCGTTACTTCTTAAAACAATTAGCCGGGTAAAACCCTCAAAAAGAAACTTAAATTTTTTATCACTTAAACCCATATACTTATAAATTTTAATAAACTAACTACCGCCCAAACAAAACCTATTAAACCTCCAAAAAATGAAACAATCATTAAAAGTGCTAATATATTTGTTTTAACTATATCGTATTTCGATTTTCTTATTTTGTCCTTTAATTCCGTTGTTTCTTTCATTTTATAATGTTTCTTAATAATATTTTAAAATCCTCTAATGTTCTAATAATAAAGTAATTAACTCCCTGCGCCTCAACTGAATTTTGCCATTTCTCTTGCTTTACACTTTGACTTCCTGTTTTAGTTTTTAATTCGAAACAATAAATTTTAGTGTCATAAATCAGTAATAAATCAGCTACCCCTGCAACTAATCCAATTTGATTGAATTTCCAACCCTCTCGAGCGTTTCGTTTCCCCCCATTAGGTACGTGGAATAATAAACCTCTTAGTCTTGGATATGTATTCCAAAAATGTACGTAACACTTTTGTTGTAAACCATCCTCTGCTTGACCTTCTACATCTTTAAATAAATCTTTTTTCATTCTTTTACAGGTATTAATACTCCCATTTTTATAAATGATTGTATTCGTTTAACATTATTTTCTTTAAAAGCCTCTATTATCAAATAGGTATATCTGTAATTTGATTTTATCAAAAAACTACTAACAACTTTATCGGCTCCTATACAATTCATTTTCTTGAATATGTTACTTCAATAGTTAATAAATCGTTTACCCAATCATCATCCTCCAGAGCCATTTTATAAGAATGCCTTAATGTTAAATCGTAGCAATCTTGAATATCTTTTAATCGTTCAGTAATTTTACGTTCAACAAACCAAGGACTTGCCTGCGCGTCATTAATTTTAAAAGTTAATTTTCTTTTTCCTCCATTAAGAAAAAACCACTTCGTAGAGTAGTAATCGTAAATTTGTTTAATTTTTTTTATCATAATTAGTTAAAATTTCCATCCGTAAAGGATTGTTTTAATTATAAATAATACAATGCATATACCTCCAATTATTGGAAAATGTATTGTAAACCATTTTATCGCGAAATTCTTAATTTTTTTTAACATTTCCCTGTCCTATTTGCTCTAATATCTGTATCCTATAAGCTATACCAGGTAACCCATTCTCGTTGTAACCCTCGATTAATTTCAACGTGTTAAAACTATTTGATCCGTTGCCTTGTCTCGCCAAATATTGAGCACAATCTCTGACGTATTTTTTTAACTTCTTTTTTGGCCGTCTATCTAAAAATGTAACCCAACCACCTTTATCGCGTTGGTAATCAAATTCCTTGACTTTAGACTCCTCCTCTGGCTTTTTGCCAAGCGTTGTTTTTTTATCCATTATGCCGTATCCCGTTTTTTAATTAATACTTTCACTTTATTATCTCGTTTCTTACCTTCGTTTCCGTCAGTTCTAATCACTTTAGGCTTAAAGAACTCCAATGCTTTCAAATAATTAGATAAAAATTGCGCAGGAGGTAATTTACTGATTATCATATAAAACTTTTCAGCAAGTTCACCATCCATAGCCTCCTTTAAATCTGCCCAATTCTTTACTGGTTTCTTATCTGGATTATCAACTGTAATATCCAAAACTTTAGGCTTCGTTTTCTTTACAACCATTCTTGCATCCGCCCTATCTATTGAAATACCTTTAGATTTAGCTAATGCATCTTTAAATATATCTTCCATAATGTTTTAATTATCTTCGATTCGTACCCTCTCTTTAATACTTGCTTGAATATATCCCGCAATCAAGTAGCCAAGGACTGTACTCATTTTTGTATCATTTGATTCAACTTCCTCCTCGAATTGCCTTTTAAGCTCTGGGTCTAATGTGAAATTGTATCTTACTTTCCTGTTGTCGTTTGCCATTGTTTTTATTTCAAATATACACACTTTTAACCATTCCACCAAATAAGTGTGTATTTATATTTTCCACATTCCACCCCTCCCCCCCAAAAATTACCTCCCCCCACCTCCGCAAAAAAGCCACATAAAGCACCCTAAGCTACCCCCAAGCCAAGAACCGCGATATCCGGCCCACCTCTACCCAACCTCGAGCCGAAATTTAGCCGTCAAACACCCAAAACACCTTTTTTTTCAAGTTTTTGGTAACAAAGTAACATCGGTTTTTAGCTAACCTGCTGATTTTCAGCGGTAACAAAAACTCGGTAACATCGCCTCAGTTACTACATAAATGTATAATGAATATACTATTTGTTTTATTAAATATATTTATTTTGTTACTTAAAATAAATAATATATATAATATACTGTATACCAGGGTTTTAGGGTGGTAACAAGTTGGTAACAACACGGTAACAACTTAATTTATTTTGTTACTTCGTGTATCCAAACTCGGTAACAACTTGGTAACGAAATAGTTATACTCCAAAAAAAATGTTACCCATCACAATCCCATAACAATAATAAAACTTAAATGCCTCCTATACGCAAGCCTAAAAATATGATCCGGGAAATTAACAGCTAACAATAAAAAAACTTAAATAAACCCCAAACACTACCAATCCCTCCAATAACCCGGCGTTTCTGAAGAAAACAACCAATGCCTCGCAGAAAAAAGCTAAAACACCAATGGTTTTTTAATTTATGCCAGGTTAAGTACTGTTATACACACTCTGGCTATCGAAAAGTTACGTGTATGCGGGGTAAGCACAACACCCCTCCCCCCTGTTTTTTTATTTATGCTACATTTGTATGTATTTGAAATAAAAGTCTGTTAAACGTTCTAATTTAATGTAATACATTTAATGTATGGGCAAAAAAAATGCCTATTACAAATTAATGTAATAGGCAAAAAAAAAGACCTTAACAAATTAATGTTAAAGTCTTTAATGTAATTATTTTTTAAGGTAGTCTTTAATACTATAAAAGCAACCTATTAATAAAGTGCTAATAAATAGCGCGCAAAATATAATATATAATATGTAATAAATCATTTTAATGTAGTTTTTAAAGGTGCACACTAATTGCATGCACCTTTGTATTAATAATAAATTTTTAAGACTGTAAACCAACTTTATATGCGTCTATTTTTTCGGCCGTTAAATTAGTATTTTCAATTAACCAATTAATATAAGTTGTTTCAATAAACGCAGGAACATTGCAAGTCAGTTGCATGTTAATTTTAGTCTTTACAGAACTTTTTCCAAACTTATTAGTATACGTTTTAGAAATTTTGGAACCTTTGTTCAAATTGGTCCCTTTAATATCAAAAAATATACTATTTTCCTTTTCTTTGTGGTCTGTAACAAATTTCTGTTCATGCTGAAATTTATTAAATTGTTGGTTTAAACTTGCAATTGCGCCACCATCCTCTAATAAGTTATTTTGAACTTGTAACTGTTCAAAAGTCAAACCTTTGTCACTAAACAAAATTGCTAAAAGCATGTAATATTTGTAAGAAACTTTTGTACCTACGGCCGAAACTTTTTTAATTTTAGGGTTTTCAATTTGAAAAGCAACTTTATTATTAAGTTCGTTAAAGGCCGTGTAAATTTGCGCTTTAACGTCATTTTCAAAAGTACATGCACTTGTTAAAATTAAGTCATTTAATTTTTTTAATACATGCAAGTCATAAACGGGTAATAAAACAATATCAAAATTGTCAACCAATAAATTTACATTTTCAAGTTTATTTTCTGAAATTTGTTTCCCAAAACTAACTTTATTTTTTTCGCTTGTTTCAGTTTCAATTAAGTCAATTAATTTTACATTTTCTTTTACATTAGCTAAATAAGTTTTCAAAACTTTTCCTTTTAATGTGTTTTCAATTGTAATTTCAACTACTACATTTTCTATGTTTTCTGTCATAATATTTTAACTTAAATTATTATACATAAACAATATGTTTATATATTTTAATATAGTTTGCATTTTCACATGCAACCCTATAAGTTTAAGCGCTTGTAATATTTTCAAATGTAGGTTTTTATGCCATACTAAAAATAATACTTTTATTTACAAAATTTTATAAGAACCAAAAAAACTATTTTAATGAAATAGGTAAAAACTAATGTTCGTTTTTAATTACACTACAAAAGTAGTCTTTATTTCCATTGTACCAAACTATTTAGTTAATTTATAATCATTCTAAATAGTGTGTATAATTTAATGCCGGCCAAAAATAAAAGTTTACAAACGTTTACATTCGGTTAGTCAGTGCGTGCGTATGCGTGCGTGCGCGTATATGCGCTATAAAAAACTGTCTATAAAAAAGTTTAGGTAAAAAACTAATGCTAAAAAACTAATGCTCGCGCGGTCTATAAAAAAGTTGCTCGCGCGGTCTATAAAAAAGTAAAAAACTAATGTAAAAAAGTGCGCATGCGGGAATCATAAAAAACTCGCGCGAACTATAAAAAAGTAAAAAACAATCGCATTAGCTAAATTATGCGAGGTAAAAAAGTTAAGGCCATAAAAAACCCCCTCGATTAAAAGGGGGTGGTAATGGTTGTTAAATTAAGGAAAATATCCAAGTCCAAAATAGTATTGTTAATCCTACTATTACAATTATCGCTTTACCTGTGTCTGTTAGTTTCATAATTTCTCTATTTTACATTAATACATTTACTACAAACTCTTTCTCTATGACAAATTTAAGCGTTGTTTTTTGCCTCGAACTTAACGGGTTACCATTGGTATTTTTCCAAATCGTCTCTGCAGTCATTATATACTCTGCCAGATGTGGTAACCAATCTCTTGTTGACATTTTC